CCATTTTTGTTTTACCTCCATGTCCTTAAATTCTCACGGCATCCGACAGAAGAATGCCGCCCTTGCGAAGTTCCTCCTCGTCCGCAGCTTTGAGGGTGTACCCGTCTGCCACGATGAGGCTATTCCTGTTGAAGTGTCCCATGCGATATGCGAACGCCGAAGTATCGGTCGTTCCCACGGTCACGTCGTCCGAAAGGATGCAGTTAGCCGTGAGCGTATCGCCCGATGCCGCCGCCGTACCGAGTACGGACATCTTTCCCGTTTTTGCCGAAAGCGCGAGAACCGTTCCGCGCTTAAGCGTTTTCTCTTCCGTCAATGCCGCGACCGTTACGGAGAACACGTCGGGCGCGGGTGTTGCGCTGTTTACCAGTTCGTCGAAATCTACTTTGCAGATTTCCTCGTTGAGCTTGCTCATGCTTTACCTCCCTTGGTTTTTTGATACGCCTTTACGGCATTTGCGACAACCGCCGCCGTTTCGTCGCCGTCATCGGCGTTACCGCCGTTCGGCTTGCCTGCTACTTCGTCCGCGCCGGATGCGCTGGAGTCCGCTTCCATCTTTTGCAAAAACGCGCTGCCGAGCTTCGACTGCGCCTGCATTGCTGCCAGTGCCAACTGTGCCGCATCACAGGGAGTGTCGCCGTACTTCGCGTTTTGCACGAGACGCTTGTCGCCGATTTGCGCTTCGATGCTCTCGATTCCTTTGAGTCGCGCTCTTTCGGCCGCCGTCGCCTCGGTGCGAGCATTATCCGCTGCGGTCTTTTCGATAGACGCCACAATGTCGGGATACTGCTCTCTGAGTTCTTTTTCCGTCATGTTTGTAACCTCCGTTTTATTTTTATTTCCGGCCGTGACAGATGCGGCATCGGTTTCACTGAATATGGGGATATTCCCCGGAATGTTGCGGAAGGCGTGAACATCGTGTCTTACGCCCGCCACCATCATCACGCGCTTGTCTGCGCTCATTTGCATTTTCGGTTCGTTGCCACTGCCCAGCAAGGTATCGGCGAACCCTTTTTCTATGGCTTGACTGCCCGTCATCCACGTTTCATTCGTCATCATGCTACGGAGCGTTTCCACCTCGATTCCCGTTTTCGCTTTGTAAATTTCGGCGACAGCACGTTCGTCCGCATCAAACGCTTTAACGGCTTTCTTTAAATCGCCCAGCGTCATATAATCGAAGAACATTCCAGCCACGCCGTGTATCATCACAAGGCTGCCGGGATAGACTTGCACGTCGTCTCCGGCGCAAGCAATGACCGACGCTGCGCTTGCTGCGATTCCCTCCACGATGACCGTCTTATACCCAGTCAAACCTTTAAGCGCGTTATGAATAGCAATGCCCGTATAAAGGTCGCCACCGCAACTGTTCAGCTTAATGGTGATTTTGCTTTTGCCCTTAATCGTGGCGAGGTCTTCGGCGAACCCTTCGGGCGTTATGTATTGCCCTTCGAGCTTTTCGCCCGTCCAGAAATCGCGCGGCTGGCTTTCGCACACATCGCCGTACATCGTAATCTCCGCGCTATCCTCGCTGTCGTTCGTTATGACATTCCAGAACCGTTGAACGGTCGTCCCCGGTTTGGTGTCGTTATTCGTTTTAGGGATTTTCATACTTTACCCTCCTCCTTTCTAAGACTATTGATTATTCGCGGTAGCAACTCTGCCACCAGCTTATTTAGGTCATCGTCGTCGTTAGGCTGACTTTGACCGCCTTTCAGCATCTCGTTTTCCGTTGCCAGCTGTTCGGCGTTTGCTTCAAAACTACCGCCGTTCAAACGCACCGTCGCTTGTTCTCTCGTACTGAACCCGTTATCACAGGCAAGCTGCTCGGCTTGTATCTCTTTGACAGGGTCGAGTTGTCCCTGCGAAGGCCCTATCCACTCCGAACCCATCCACGCCGCTCTTATACGCGGGTCAGCAAAAAAGCCGGGAGCTTCGATACGCCCACGCGCCACAGCTTCATAAAGCCACACGTTATAAATCGGCTTGCAGAAATCATCTACAAACCATTCACGGCGCATCTTAAACGCTTTCCACGCTTCCAAAAGTGCGGCGCGTGACGCGCTGTACGATGCGTTAAATGCCTTCAGTAGTAAGTCTGCGGGTATTTCCAAAGCCGCGCCGACTTGCTTGCACACAGCGTTAACGAACCCCTCAAACCCACCGTTCGGGCGTTTCGGGTCTCCGAACGTCACGCTTTCGCCCGGTTTTAATACGTTTACCGTTCCCGGTCCCATTTCGTATTCGTTTTCGTCATCACTCACAGGCGGCGCGTTCTCGTCGCCCACCTCGTTATACGGCATCATGCTGGGGTCGGCTTCCGTCGTTATAAACGCTGTGAAGAAGCTCTCCACGACTGCCGCAGTCAGTTCACTGTCCGTGTATCTGCGCACCTGTAGGAGCGGCTCGATAACTTGTGCCAGATAACTCACGCCCCTATACTGCTCCGGTCTTTCCGCTTCCATAATGTGGAGAACATTCGGCAGTCCCGTCTCTTTCCCATAGGCTTCGACTCTTTTCCATTCCGTAGGAGTGCGGGTCAGTTCATACGGGTAGGTGCTTCGTATGTAATACGCAACGATTGCACCGTTTGCGTCGACCTCTACGCCGTCGTATATCGCGTTTCCGTTCTCCGCTTTCCCTTCCGTGATTCTCGCCACAAGGCTTGCCCCAGCAGAAAACTCTACCGGCGTTGAGACTCGGTCGGCTTCAATCATTTGAAACCGTAAACCATACGGATTGTACTCCGTAGGCTTTACGCGCTTCAAAAGAACGACAACGTCTCCGGAAAGCAGTCCCGAAATAAACGCCAAGCCTTGCGCCGTATAAAAGTTATTGATTCCCAGTGCGTCGCAGTTGCGCTTTTCGGCCGCCCATAGTTCGAATTCCGCTTCCGTTTTCTTTTGCCAGATGCGGGCATCTTCCACCGATAGGCCGAGCAGTTCTCGGTCGATTCGGCTCTTAAGCCATAGACCGCTGCCTATAACATTTGTTCGGTTCGTTTTAATTGCCGATGTCGCTATGGGTGCGCTCATATAAAGCATTCGAGCGCGTTGTCTTAGCGTCAGATTGTGCGCGTCAATATCTGCCTGCGGCGACCCGCTTCTTGCCGTAAACCCTTTCAGTGCTTTTTTCGTCGAGCTTGCTCCGGCTTCTCCGTAGCCACTGTTCTTCGGCAAAGGCGAAACGGGTTTGCTTGTAGGCTTTCCGTGTTCTTTGTCCATCTTGCCTCCTTACCAATCGCGGGGTATAACCCCGACCGCCTTTCTTACGTTACCGCCGCCGAGCAAGGCTTCCAACTCGGCGATTTCCTTTTCCAAGTCTTTAATTGCCGAGCGTATTGATGCAAGGTCGACATTGTAACGGGTGACGTTACGGCTACCTATCCCGTAGCTCTGCACACCGCCTTTCAAAATTTCAAGCTCTCGATTGCGGTACGCTTCGAGTCGTTCTTTTTTGTCTTTAATTTTTGCTTGGATGTCTGCCTTGTTCATATTGCCTCCTACCAGTCGTCGCCGTCTAAATACCTACTACGGCGCGTTCTCGCTTGTTTTTGTCGAACCACCGCCTTAGGCTGTTCTATATTCCCTTTTAGTCTGCGCTCTATCGCGTCCATATCCGGGTCAATAATTCGCAAGGCGGCGTTCGCGTAATTCCTACAGTCCAGAGCTTCGTTGCGTTGATGTCCGGGCAATTTGACCCATACCCAGCGGTCGCCGCGCCCGGTGTGGCTCAGCACCAGTTTTTCGGATAGCAATCCAGTAAAGTACGCGCTATCGTAGCCGCGTTCTCCGCGCGGAAAGTGCGAATAATTCGCGCCCGGTTCTTGCACTTTCAAGCTATCCATTATTTTGCTTTTGCCAGCATCCACGCCTATAGTGTATAAGTAGCACGTTATTCGTTTGTTGTCTTTCAACGCTACTTTCGTCGGCAAACCTACGAACGGTATATCCGGGCCGCCCTTGCCTTTAATTGCAAACACGCGCTTTGTAAAGCGGGCGCGACAAGCTGCATAGACCTCCTGCGTATAATGCCCGCCTGAGTCCACGCACGTCATCGAAATTTTCAAACCCTTTCCTGATTTGAATTTGTAGACGTGGTCTATCACGTCGTCCAATTTCGCCCACACCTCTTCGTTATCGGGTTTGCCCATTATAAAGCCTTTCTTGATGCCCCAGCTTTCTTTGAAGTGTCCGTGTCCCACCACCTCGTATTCGAGCCGGTTATCTTGCGTATCAACCCCACAGGTCAAAACGAGAACGCCGTCCGGCAGCTCCGCATCGTAATCTTCGCGCCGTGCCAGCATACTGTCTTCGTCCTCTAAATCGCCGCGGTCTTCCCACAGCTCGCCAAGCAAAGTGTTGTAAACAACCTTCAGCCGTTCCGGGTCTTTTCGTGCTTCGAGGAAACGCTGAATAATCGTCGCCCACGGCATCCAAGGACTGGCGAACGCCGTTAGCCAGAATGACCTGACGCCGCGATTATAAGCATCAGGGTTATCGGCTATCCATTTCGCCGGCTGTCGGCGCATCTCATCCTCGGTATGTAAACAGCCGCACGACTTGCAGAGCCAGTGCAGCGATTTAACGATATAATTCTTTTTGCGGTTTACGGTCTGCTCTTCGTAGTCAAATCGGATGTCGTCAAACCGTATTTCGTGCCACTCACCGCAAGACGGGCATTGATGACACCAGCGTTCTTGCGTTCCTCTGTCAAACGATGTTTCGATATTACTTCTCCCCTTAATGGTGGGTGTCGATGTCTCAACCGATTTCCGATTGTAGAACGTCGCTTGTCGTGCTTTCGCCAATTCCCACGGGTCGCCTTCCGTTCCGGCACTGGCCGCCCAGCGGTCGCGTTCATCGCCGAAGATATAACGCGCCGGCGTTGATGCGAGTGCGCTGGCTGAGTTCGAACCCGTAATTGTCAGCATCCCGCCCGGAAACGCTTTTTGCAATATGGTATTTCCACTGTCGCGGGATTTAACGTCCGACACTTTCGTGCGGAGCGGTTTGCTGTCTCTTATCATGGGCGCGATTCTTAACCGCGAAAATTTCCGCGCATCATCGAGCGTAGGCTGTATAAACATCGTACTTGCCGGGTCTTGACCTATGGTGTAAGCGATGCAGTTCAAAAGGAATTCCGACTTGCCGACCTGCGAAGCCGCCACCATTACGATGCTGGAAACTTTCGGGTCGTTAAATGCATTCATTGGTTCTTCAAGGTATGGCGTTCTCGAAGTTCTCCACGGTCCGGCTTCGGCTGCGCTCTCCGGCGAAAGTCGCCGGTACTTCTCGGCCCATTCGGAGACCGTCAATTCTTCGGGCGGTGCAAAGTTTTTTACAGCCGAGGCTATCGCCGCGTTTAGCCTACTCGTCGCCTTCTTCGGTGCTTTCTTCAAAATCTTTCCCTTGACGGTCTCTGACGCGCTTCTTGTATGCTTCAGGGTTGTACTTATAATTCGACAGGTCAATCAGAATTGCGTCAACCTCGCGCTTTACCCGATTCGATATCTCGGTCGGTTCAGTAATGGCCGCGAGGTCGATTGCAAGCCTGCCCGGAAGCGCGAGCATCATACTGCGGACGTTGAAGACGAGGTCGTTTGTCATCGCTTCCACGTCTTCGCTGCGGTGTAGCTTTCCCTGTATCTCATCCAGTTCAAGCTGTGCCATCTCCGCTTTCGCTTGTTTGAAATCGGCATCGGCGCGGAGCTTACGGCTTTCGTTATCCGCATCCTCTTGCGTCCCGTTGCCCGTACCCTTTTCGCTGACGCGCTTTTGTAAATATTCAATATACCGCCGAACCGAACCGAGCAGGTCGTATTTGCGTTGCCGACCCACCATCTCCGTCTGGAGTATTCCGTCCTGCGTTAATTGCTGGATTCTGCGAACCGTTAACCCGAAAAGCAAGGCTATTTGTTTCGTTTCGACCATGTTTTTCTTCGGTGTCGTTATGTCGCCGTTCGCCATAGCTTTCCTCCTTTTTTTTGCGTAACGAAACGCCTGATTTTTTCCATTAAAAACTACACGAATTTTGGGCTCGCCAGCACCGCAGAGAAAAAAGCCGCTCACAGTACCTACTCGGACCGTTATTCTCTTTCCGCGCTCTCGCGCCTTACTCGCCTTGGCGGCGTTGCCTTTCCTTTCGGTACTGTTTTGCGGCAAAGCGAACGCCACGGCTGGGTGCATCAGTTCCGTGGCGTTGGCTCTCATGTAGTTATTTCTTTTGTAACCTATCTATGTGGTGTTGCAATCGCGTAGTGAACAGTTCATCCATCTTTTCTTTGATGTCTGCTGCCACTTTGTCGTTCTCTATCATCTGCGGTATGCTTGTCGTGTGTATGGCGTACACAGGCATCCTGCTTTCACCCATGCGCTGAAACGGCAGGATAATCCCCTGCTTTTGCGGGGCGAGAAATACGGGGGTGTTGTACTGCGCCTTGCCGGTGAGTTTCTTTTTCTGCCCCTTATAAATCGCCGCCTTGACCGCGTACCTTTTACCTTTCGGCTTTGTTCGCGGGGTCATAGAGAAATGTAGCGGTGTCAGTCTGCGTCCTTTATAAACGAGTTGCAGGCTCTTCACGCTTGCCCCCGCCAGTTTCAATTCCCCCACGGTCTTTGCGCCTAATTTTGCCATCCTGCCCGCTGCCGAAACCTCGCTTGACTTGATGCCGTATACCGCCGTGACTGCCTTTGTTATTTGCGCCGGCGCACGGGACTTGCAGTCGCTGATGGTTCTATCAATCGCCTTCTGCATATCGGCATTCTGCCCTTGTATGGATTCTGCCAGCTTTTTGAAGTTCGGAAGGTCTAACTGTAAATTAACCATAACCGCCTCCCAGTACGCAAAAAACCGCACGGGTTTCCGCACGGTTTTCGACAGCATACAGTATAACACCCTTGACAGCTGTCGTCAACTGCCATTTACTGCCGTTTACTGCCGTTCACTGCCGATTACTGACTTTTTTTCAGTTTTCGGGGCGAAAAATTCTCGCAAGTGCCAGCAACGCCCGTCCGTGCATTTTGAAAACCCTGTTATAGTAACCGTCCCGCTCTGCTTCAAAGTCTTTGTTTTGCCCATAAATTCGGCGACAAATCTCGGACCATTCTTCGGCGTAGTCGTACCGCATTTTTATGACGAGTGATTCGGTGGGACTTAAAACGGACATAAGCGGCTCCAGCTCTCGCCAGTCCGCTTCCAGTTCCGTTTCTCGCTTTTTCAATTTATCTTCAAGTGCTATTTTCCGTAGGACTTGGCGTTCGGTCGGGCCACCGTTGTCCCCGCCTTTCCCTTTCGGCATTCCGTCAAAACTAACCGCTTTGACATCGCCGTACCGCTCTATGGCATATTCCAGTTCCTTTCGGATGGTTTCGCACTCTATCGCTTTGTTGCGGTGCTGATTCAATCTCTTTTTTACCTCGCTCGTATTCGCCATAAATGTCGCCTCCTGCTATTGCCTATTCTGCAAAGATTTTATTGATTTCCTTTTGACTCAGTTTCCTTCCGTTCCTTATGCAGACGACGTTGTTATTTCCGGTTACCATCACAAATCGTTTGACTGTCGCATCCACGTATTTCGGGTCGAGTTCCATCGCGTAGCACACGCGGTCGGATTGCTCGCAAGCTATAAGCGTCGAACCGCTCCCGTTGAACGGGTCGTACACCGTTTCTCCACGTTTAGTGCTATTCCGTATCAACCTCAAAAGCAAGGCGACCGGTTTCATAGTGGGATGCAGTGCGTTCCTTGTCGGTTTGTTTTCGTGAATGACAGTCGTCGGCTCATCCTCTTTCTGCATTGCCGTCAAAATGTCCAGAAGTTCCTGTTTCTTCATCTTGGTGTAATCCACCGCTTCGTCTTCGTAAACCGTTGACTGCGTCCTGTCTTTTGTGAAATAGTGCGCTCCCTCTTTCCAACCGTATAGGCACGGTTCGTGCTTCCACTGATAATCTTGCCGTCCCATTACGAAGGCGTTTTTTACCCATATAATGCACTGTCGCACGTGGAGTCCGACCGCCTCGCAGGTCTTTCTGAATACCAGTCCGTTGCTGTCCGGGTGGAATATGTAAAATGCGCCACCGGGTTTGAGTCTTTCCTTTGCGTTCTCGAAGGATTCAGTCAGCAATCTCTCAAATGCACAGTCGCTCAGATTGTCGTTCGCTATACGCATTTTCTCTTCGGTGCCGCCTTCGTAGTCCACATTGTACGGCGGGTCTGTCAATAACAATTGGGTATACCCCCCCCCTTGCCACATCGCGTCCACATCGCCTTTTTGGGTGCTGTCGCCGCAATAAACACGGTGCTTGCCGCCCAGTATCCAAAGGTCGCCACGGCGGCTTGTAGGCTCTTCTGGAAGGGGTATTTCCTCATCCGCATCTATCAGTCCCTCGGTCGCTGCGCTCAATGCATCCGCGATTTCGCCGTATTCGTCTCGCGTGAACCCCGTCAATTCGATAGGGAATTCTGCCGCATCTATCTTCTCAAACAGCCCCGCCAGTTTTTGCATATCGGGGTCTGCCAGTTCCGCGATGCGGTTGTCCGCTATGAGGTCGGCGAGTTCTTCCGCATCCGATGCATAGTTTTGATAATCTACCGGCACTTCGCTTAATCCCTCCAGCTGTGCCGCGGCAAGTCTGCCGTGTCCTCTGACTATCAACCCCGACCGCGTGCTAACAGTGATAGGGTTTCTCCATCCGGCGTTTCTGATTATCATCCCCAGTCGCCTAAGTTGTTCGTCCGGGTGCATATTCGGGTTTTCCGGATTTGGATGCACGTCCTCAACCGCCACTATTGCGTCGTGGGCGCAGTAGACGGGGATGCCGTCTGCGTAACCTTTTACGTTCATTTTGTTTGTCATAATTTGCTCCTATTTTTTATTTGCCCTTCGGCTCTCGATTCTCGCCTTTACGGCGGCTATCAGTTCGTCTTGGTTCATCCGCTTTCCCCGGAGTGAACGCATAACGTCTATGTCGTGTGTGCCTTCTATCAAAATGTGGCTTACTACCACCGTTTTGCTTTTCTGCCCCTGCCTATCCAGCCTTGCGTTCGCTTGCAGATACCATTCGAGGTTACTCGGCACTCCGAACCATACGATGTTACTCCCGCCCGCTTGCAGATTAAGCCCGTGTCCCATGCTTGCCGGGTGTGCAAAGAGAAGTCTGACTTTCCCCGCATTCCAATCTTCCACGTCTTTTCGCCCGGATATCGTTCTCGGCTCGTATTTCTCAAACCGTTTCATCAGTCGGTCGTAATCGTGCCGGAAGTTGTAAAACACCATCATAGGCTGCCCTGCGTTATCTTCCACCATCTCTTCCAGTGCATCAAGTTTTATGTCGTGAACCCACTGTACTCTCCGCTCGTAACCCGTGACTACGCCATCTTCGTCCACCATCGGCTCTTCGTAGTAGACGGCCCCGTTCGCCATTTGCAGAAGTTTATTCGTAACCGCCGCCTTATTGCCTGCGACTATCTCGCCCTCTTCCAGTTCGAGGATGCAGTCCGATTCCATCTTGTCGTATTGCTCTCGCGCTTCGGGGGTCAGCTTCAACTTAACGATGTTGTCGATTCGCTCCGGCATCTTCAAGTGGTCTTTTGCGGAAAGCGATATCATGATGTCGGACAGCTTGGCGTAGATTTGTTCGCTCGCTCCATCTCTCGGTATCCACTCATAGATGATGTTGCCGTTGCGCCGTCCCGGCATAAAGTATCGGCTTCGGTACGCGGTCATCGTTTTGCCCAGTCGCTCGCCGCTGTCCAAAAGATAGACCTGCGACCATAAATCCTCAAACCCTTGCGGACTCGGCGTTCCCGTCAAAAGAATTACGCGGTCGGTGATAGGTGTTGCTTTTCTTAACGCTTTGAACCGCTGGCTGGAATTGCTTTTGAAGCTCGACGACTCATCCACTACCACCATATCGAACGGCCACGGTATTTTCCGCTTGATGTAAAAGTCTATCAGCCATTTCACGTTCTCGCGGTTGATTATGTAGACGTCGGCCGTCGCGTTCAATCCGGCGATTCGCTGTTTTTCCGTTCCGAGAATTTTGGACAGCCGAAGTTTCCGCAAATGGTCCCATTTGTCTCGCTCGTCTTCCCACGTCACGTCTGCCACGTAAAGCGGCGCGATGACCAGTGCTTTGCTTATCTCGAAGTTGTCGTACATCAGTTTCTCGATTGCCGTTAAGGTGCAGACGGTTTTTCCCAATCCCATTTGAAGAACTGCGAAGACTTTTTTGTTCTCAACCATTCGGTCAATCGTGAATTGCTGATAATCGTGCGGAATGAATTTCATTCGTTGCCTCCCTGTGCTTTTACCTCTTCGATGAATTCCGTCACGGCGGCCGTAGTGTTTATGACTCGCACGTCGAACCCCATAAGCCGCAGTGCTTTGTGGCGGTATTTTTGCAAAGGCGAAAGCCGCCCACCCTTGGGCCTTTTGGTCTCGACAAAAATCACGCGACCGCCCGGAAGACACACCAGCCTGTCGGGCATACCTGCGTCAACCGCCGCGGATAACTTATACGCCGCACCGCCTATTTTCTTGATTTCGTCGCGTAGGTGTTGTTCTATCGGTTTTTCCTGCATACTGCCTCCTGTGCCTACATTCTACAATCTCTACAAAATTTTCTATAAATCCTTCGCGTATAGGTGCATTAGGCGTTTGCGTTCTGCCTATTTACCTATTTGCATTTGCTTTATTAAGAAAAAATGTAGTAAATGTAGGTTTTATCGGTATTCGGAATTTTAAATACTACGTATTTAAGGTCTCCGCTCCCGCTTTTTTCTCGCCTACTTTCTCGCCTACATTGTGTTCTAAAATGTAGGTCAAATGTAGGTTTTTCGTTTTTGAGAATGTAGTCGCCTTTTGTGCATACCTACTTTTTTTCGATTATGCGGATTCCGTTTCTTTGCGCTGCGCTAATTTCCTTCCGCATCCCGTTGCTGATTCCGTACCGAGTGCAAAGCCATAGTGCATCGCAACGTGTCAAAAACTCAATTCCCGCCAGAATGCCCTTTCGCCGCGCAAGCGCATCTTCATCGTCCAAAATATCGGGAAGGTATAAATGCGGAGCGTAAGGGGCCGCACCCTCTTGCAAAGCCGATAACGCCATCTCTTGGGCATAGCGACGGTACTCTGCGCGTCTTTCTTCGCTGTTCGCTTTGAAAGGACTGCAGATGAAAACTGCTTTTATTCTATCGTTCATATCTCGTCTCCCCAGCAATCCCACCCTGCACGTTCACGCCGCGCATAAAGTTCGAGCTTCTTTTCGGCAGGGTATAACCGCTCCATAATCTCATAGGCGATTCTCGGCTTTTGACTGTGCCGTTCGGCGCGTTCCGTGAACACGCTATGTATCTTGCCTCGTTCCGCTTTTGCTACCGGGCGCAATTTGCCGCGGTACATAAAAAGCAGATATTCGTGTCCATATCTTATCGTGAACGCTGCAGGGATTCCGTTTTCTTTGTTCCAGACCATTCGGGCGTGGAGCTTGTATCCGAGCCTTTCGGCTATCGTCTGCGCTTCGAAGAGGTATTTGTCAATCGTCCAAAGGAAGAGTACGCTATTCGGCTCTGTACGCCCCACAGCGGTGCGCAGGTGGCTCTCTATCTCTTCCAGCGGTATTGTCCTGTAATCGAGCGGGAGTCCGCTACTGTGCGCTCTGACGGCTTTACGGCCGCCCTTGCTTTGTTTCCACGGCGGGTCGGCGCAAATCACGCCGTACCGCTCCGTTGTGCTGAAAATATCAACTTTCATTCTCGCCGTCCTTATTCGTTCTCGAAAGCGTTTTTGATGTCGATGCGGATAATCTTTCCGCATTTATAGACCGTGATATTACCTTTCTCCAGCTTCTCGCAGAGACCGCTTTTTATCGTCTCCACGGCTTTCAAAATCCATTCCGCGTTCATTGCTTTTTCCACCTCCTTCCCGCGCAAGCGAAGAAGTCTTCGGTCGGCGCAGAAAATCCGGTGATTACTACGGCAGGCGTTGTTTCGTTGCAGAAATAGTCGCCTTCGCCTATGTAGGTGCAGTTCGCGCAATTGTGGCATCCCTTTGCATCAAGGTCGATTCCGCTTTTGCGGCGACCGCCGTTCTTATGCTTTTTGTTCATAATCAATCCTCCGTTTTCGGTTTAATAAATCCGCGCTGCGAGCCATACGGTCCGAACTTGTCCGGGTATTTGCTTTTTATCCATCCGAGCTTTTCCAGCATCGCGTTTATTTGGCGCGTATCGCTTTTCAGCATCCGCGCTTCGGGTTGTTGCAAGCATTCCGTCCAGACCTCTATGGCGCAGACCTTTGTCCGTTCTACGCCGTTAGGCGAGCCTTTGAAAGTCTCCACGCTGGAGTAATATTGCATTCGTTCAAATGATGTTTTCGCCGCCCAGTCTGCGGGCAGTGGTATACTTAGGTATCTTTCGATTATGCCCTGCCGAGGGTCTTCGCTGGTGTGCTTTTCCTGCTCTCTTTGCGCGGCGGCGGCTTCTTCATCGGTCAATTCCATAATGTTCTCGCCTGCGCGGTAGAGTTCGAGAGCTTCGGCCCATACTTGATGCACCTCTTCGGCTGTCATCCCGTTCGCGCCCCACACTGTTTTTGTTCGGCGTTCCGCATTTGTATCGACTACCCAAAACCGCCTATTTCCGGTATCGTCTTCAAGGAACGAAGACTCATTTGTCGTGCCGATGAATATGCTGTGTCTACGGTTGATGGTTACGTTTCGGGCATAAGCCTTACGGTAGGTATCCTCGGTTTTGCTTATGTAATTTTTGATTGCGTCCCTGTCGCTCTTTTTCAAAGCGGCGAGTTCGCCCATCTCCACTATCCACGCGCCGTCGAGAGCTTCATAGCTCTCTTTGCCGCGGATTTCGGTTATCGAGTTGCTGAACCATTCCCCTGCGAGCCTTTGCACGATTAGCGTCTTTCCTATGCCTTGCTTTCCTACGATGGTCAGCATATGGTCGAATTTGCATCCGGGGTCATATATTCGTGCTATCGCGGCTATTATCGTTTTCCTTGTTACGGCTCTCACGTATGCGCAGTCTTCTGCGCCGAGGTAGTCAATCAGCAGTCGCTCTACTCTCGCGCGTACGTCCCACGTCGTGCTTTCTATGAATTGTTTTACGGGGTGGAACGACCGTTCCTCGAAAACGAGGGCAAGTGCATCGAGCAGTTTCCCTTTTGCTTCGATGCCGTAGACCGATTCCATATAATCGCGCAGTCCCGCGTCGTCGACGTCCGTCCACATCGCTCCGTCGCGCGGCCACGGCAGTTCGCCTTTGACCGTGCATCGGTCGCGGAAGAGGTCGCGTCCGTGTATGGCTTGCAGATTCGGGTCGTTCTGAAGGATGAGTTTCAAATTGGCAATTGTAGGCTCGTAACCGCCCGCTTTATTCGTCTTGAGCTTTTTCATCCATTCCGCATCATCGCTGTCTTTGAAACCGTCTCCGAATTCGGCTTTCGCCTTTTGTATCTTTTCTTCGCCTATGGTGAGCTTCACGTTTTCGTCCGCTCCGACCAGCTCCATCATTTTGCCCCAGCTCGGCAGCTTATTGACGGGTGTGCCTTCTTTCGCATCAAGGTCTTCCTCCCCGAATAAGTGAATACGCACAAGGTCAAAAGCGTTGCAAAGCTGACCGCTCGCAGGGTCTGTCGCGTGGTTGCTGTAGGCGAATTTGTCTTCATAAATCACAAGACCCGCCGCTGTGCTGCCGTTCGCATAAGTGTATCTGCCCGGCGTACTGCATTCGGTGTAAACGTCCGGAAGGAATGTCGCTATTGCATCCTCTATCGTGTAAGTTCTGCAAAATGCGCCGATTAGTCCGGTCTTAGCGAGAGGGTCGCCTTGCTTTTCTGCGGCTTTCTTGCGCAGGCCTTTGCATCTGCTGGATTCGGGCCAGTTCGAAGTGTCGCGCCAGTCCGTGTATTTGGAAAGTACCGCATCCGGGTCTAAAATGGGCGCATCCACATACTCGAAGAAGAATTCCGCATCCTTCGACGTGCTGGGCCAGTACATCAGCCGTGTCGGCTCGTAGGTCGTATCGTCGAAATAGTCAATCCACAGTTCGTTTGCAACGAACCGGGCGATGGCTTCGTACTCTTCGGGTGTAACGTCACGGCTCATCGGTATAATGAACCTAAGGCGCGGATGCTCCGGCGTATGTTTGTGCGTGGAATACGCGGCGACCGCATATGTCGTCATCAATTCCACGTCATCCCAGAAATCGGTCGGAGCGAAGTCGGCATCCAGCGTGATTAAACTGCGCGATTGAACGTATCCATTTCTGCGCCGTCCGTTCTTCAAAACGCCGCCTACGAAACCACCTATGTCCTTTATTTGCGATCGGCTGTCTTTGCCCATGTTGCGGTATTCGGCAGCTGTTTCGTGCGTCCTTACGGTTTCCGAGATGCGCTCCAGCAGCTCCGACCACGTAACAGTTTTGTTTTTCCATTTTTTCTCGAAACGGTCGCGTCCTATCGCTATATGTAATTCCAGCCGTGCGCCGTTTTTTAACTTGATTTCTGCCATCGCTTGTCTCCGTCAATCTTTTTTGTAGTAAGTCGTTAGGTATCCCTCGGCGTTCAGCGGTAGTCCTTTCAGCCATTCAACGTCTTTAAGCCGCATAATGTCGCGTATGCGCTCCATATCGGTTTCCGCGCTGTCTCGGTCGACCTCTACGATTACTTCGTCGTGAACGTGAAATTGCGGGGTGTAGCCTGCCTTATCCAGTCTCAGCATTGCCGCTCCGAGACAGTCTCTCGCTACAGCTTGCGTGATGTTTTCGGTTATCTTGCCGCCGTAGGTGTCCACGGTTTCCCATTTCTTCGTTTCGGGTGTCTGCCCCATGTATTTGATTGAGCTTCGCATTCCGATACGCTCTATTCGCGCTTTTTGGTATGCGAGAGCGCGTCCGGACGGAAGTGTGATGTATAGCGTTCCGTCCAGCATCTGAAAAGTGATGCCGTGCTGGATTGTTATGCATACGCCGGGGTGCGCTATGGCCTTTTTTGCCGAGTTCTCCGTCGTTCGCCACAATTCCGTTATTTTGCTGTTGCTTCCCCGCCATACGTTGACGATGTGCTGCATTTCGTCTTCGGTCAGTCCCATCGCCTCGCCACCCATTTTCTTCATTGCGCCGACCGCGCCTTGATAGCCGAGGGCAAGTTCGGCGACCTTTCCTTTTTTCCTAAGTGGACTGTCTTTCGTGATTTCCTCTATCGGAACATTGAACATTTGGCTTGCCGATGCCTCGTATATTTTGCCGTGTGTCCGGAATACCTCCAGCCGCCACTCTTCGCCTGCCAGCCACGCTATGACGCGGGCCTCGATGGCTGAATAGTCGGCAACGGCGAACGTCCTTCCTTTTCGCGCTATGAAGCTCGTTCGTATTAACTGGCTGAATAAATCCATAGGCGACTCATACAGAATTTCCAAAAGGTCGAAATCTCCGTCTCTGACTATCTGATGCACGAGGTCAAGGTCTTTCAGCTTGTTCTGCGGTAGGTTCTGTAATTGCACGATGCGTCCTGCCCACCGTCCCGTTCTCTCTGCTCCGTAGAATTGAAGCATTCCGCGTATGCGTTTGTCGTGGCATAATGCCCGCGCCATCGCGTCGTACTTGGCCACGCTGGTCTTTCCGAGTTCCTGCCTTATCTGCATAAATTCCACCACGTCGGGTTCGCTTTCTCTGCATTCGCTTATCAGCTGTTTTACGCCGTCCTTATCAAGTGAAGGCGGGTCAAGGTGTTTCGACCTTAGCCACTTGCGGATTTGTTGAAAGCTCGACGGGTTGTCTATTCCGCTTATTTGCCGTGCGCGGGTTTCGAGTCTATCCGAATACTGCTCCGAATAATGAAGGATATTTTCTACGAGCGTGGTGTCTATCAGAACACCGCCCTCGTTTATTTTCTGGTCTAAGCACCACAGTGCGTGTTCTTCCGGTATGGTCTCCGGTGCGGATTCCATAACGTGGAATATGGCTCGTTCGGTTACCACGTCTTGTTTGTTGTACTCTTTATACAACGCCCATTTTTCCGGTTCATGGCGCGGAAGATTTCGCGTCCGTCTGCCATTCGTCTTCGTAGGGGCGCAGGGCCTCGAAAAGTACATAATAAGTCGTTTGCCGATTGCCATTTTCTTTTCGTCCTCTTTTAGTCCGAGGGCGTTGCCCACATCTGCGAGGCTCCGAGGCAAGCCGAGCGTGGAGGCTCTGACCGCCGTGCATTCCCATTGCGCCGGGTCCATATAGATATCCAGCCATTTGGTGAGACACGTTCTCTCGAAGTTCGCGTTGTGCGCGATTTTTATGACATGGGGATTTGCCAAGTCGGCGAGAACCTTTGAAGGGAGGCTCTCGCCGCAGGCAAAGTCCACAACGTCGACGGGGTCGTCGTTGTAGGCATACGCGAAGAGTAGAACCTCAAATGCGGGGTCATCCACGTAGCGGTACACCCCGCACGTCTTGAGGTCGGTCTCCGAGTATGTCTCGATGTCGATAAAAAGTTTTTTATCCGAAGATGTCGTCATCGTCGTCGTCGAAGTCGTCGCCGAAGCCATCGCCGAAATCGTCCTCCGCACGGCTACGCCCGCTGAGAGGTTCGCCGTCTTTGAGTTTCTGCACGTTGTTCAGTCCCGCCGCTACGCCGTTGCTACCGCTGGTGTTGAACGGATAGAAGTTGACCGCTACGCGGCCGTAGCAGCCGGAGTATACCTCTTCCGCGTCGAGTATCGGTTGTACGTTCTTGTCGACGATGCCGGGTTTCGTTTTGCTGGAACAGTTGAAGAAGTAACTGTTTTCGAAGGCCTCGTCGTCGGGGCGTTCCTCGTCGCCGTCGCGCAGGGGCAGTTTGAGTTTTGCGGGAATTTTCCCTTTCCACTTTGCGGTCTTACCCTGCTCTTTGGCGGTCTCCACGGCGGCGTTGATTGCCGCTATCGTCTTCTTGTCCGATTTCGGGATGATGATGCAGACGCTGTATTTTTCGTCGCTGCTGTCGTCCATCGCCGAGGGTTCGAAGATATGTTCGTAAGAGAAACGTACCAGTCCCGTTACCAATTTGGTGTTTGCTT